AGAAAGAATCATATATGACTCAGCACAAAAAGATGCAGACCCAGAACACCGTACATTCTTTGTAGGTATAACAAGAGCAAAAGAAAAATTGTTCATAACCAATCAAGATTATGAATATCAATATAACATAGGAGCACCAATAATATGACAGACACAAGTATATTTAAAGATGCCTTTCCACAAGACAAGCAGATAGGCGGGAAGCATTATAAATCTTTTCACATTCAGCCGTACGAGTTTATTTCAAAAAATAATCTCTCGTTCTTCCAGGGCAATGTTGTGAAATATGTATGTAGATATCTTACAAAAAATGGTATAGAAGACTTAGAAAAGATAATACATTATTGCGAATTAGAAATTAAAAAAATGGAAGACATGAAAAGGAAAAAGAAATAATGTTTGCCGTACAAACTGAGTGGGATTGTCCAGAAGACTTTCCAAATTTATCTGACGCAAAATTTATAGCTATCGACTTAGAAACAAAAGATCCTGATCTTAAAGCAAAAGGATCTGGTGCCATACAAGGTCATGGTGAGATTGTAGGTATTGCTGTAGCTGTAGAAGGATGGTCAGGTTATTATCCGATTGCACACGAAGGTGGTGGTAATATGGATAGAAGAATTGTTTTAGAATGGTTCAAGAAAGTTTGTGCAACAGATGCTGTAAAAATATTTCACAATGCAATGTATGATGTATGTTGGATTAAAGCATACGGTATACCTATCAACGGTCATATTATAGATACAATGGTTATGGCCTCACTGATTGATGAGAATAGATTATGGTATTCACTAAACAGTGTGTCATTTGATTATCTTGGAGAAGTAAAGAATGAGAAAGCTTTGAAAGAAGCTGCAGAGTCTTGGGGTATAGATCCTAAGAAAGAAATGTATAAACTACCTGCAATGTATGTAGGTTCTTATGCAGAGAAAGATGCAGAACTAACATTAGAATTATTCAAAGTATTATCTAGAGAAATTACAAAACAAAACTTAACAAATATATTTGATTTAGAAACACAGTTGTTTCCGTGTTTGATTGATATGAAATTTAAAGGGGTGTGCGTTGATGTCGACAAAGCTCATACAATGAAACAACAGCTATGTAAACAAGAAGAGCAATTAATGTACCAAGTAAAAGCAGAAACAGGTATAGATGTCCAAATATGGGCAGCAAGATCGATTGCCAAAGCTTTTGACAAGCTGTCTTTAGATTATAGTACCACTGAAAAAACAGGTGCGCCTTCATTTACAAAAAACTTCCTTTCCAATCATCAACATCCGATGGTTAAGAACATAGCAAAAGCTAGAGAAATAAACAAGGCACATACAACTTTCATAGATACGATACTAAAACATCAGCATAAAGGTAGAATACATGCAGATATTAATCCTATTAGATCTGATCAAGGTGGTACAGTTACAGGACGATTTAGTTATTCTAATCCAAACTTACAACAAATACCTGCAAGAAATAAAGAACTAGGACCAATGATTAGATCTTTATTTATTCCAGAAAAGGATCACAAGTGGGGTTGTTTTGATTACAGTCAACAAGAACCAAGATTAGTTGTGCACTACGCAGCTACAACAGAGCCAATTTGTTTTGATGATTCAGTTGGAAGTATTGTAGATAAATTTAAGGACAACAGTGTTGACTTTCATCAGACAGTAGCTGACATGGCCAACATATCAAGAACACAAGCCAAGACGATCAATTTGGGTCTTTTTTATGGTATGGGTAAGGCAAAGCTACAAGCTGAATTAGGTTTGAATACAAAACAAGAAGCAGAAGATTTGTTTAATCAGTATCATCAGAATGTACCTTTTGTTAGAGATCTTATGAATTATACATCTAAGACAGCTCAAACATCAGGATCTATTGGTACACTATTAGGACGTAGATGTAGATTTAATAAATGGGAACCAAATCAATTTGGTATGCATAAACCTATGGACTTTGAAGAAGCAGAAAGAACTTATGGCAGAGGTAGAATTAGAAGAGCATTTACATACAAAGCTTTAAATAAATTGATACAAGGATCAGCAGCAGACATGACAAAAAAAGCTATGGTAGATTTGTATAACGAAGGCGTTGTGCCACACATACAAATTCATGATGAGTTAGATATTTCTATACAGTCAGAAGAGCAGTCTAATAAAATCATTGAAATTATGGAAAATGCTGTTAGTTTGGAGGTCCCTAACAAAGTTGATTATGAATCTGGCTCAACTTGGGGAGATATTAATGGATAATTATGGCTTACTTAAATGCAAATATACCTCCAACTTATGCTCAGATAAGAAGAGAATATTTATATGATCTTAAAAAACATCATGGCGAAGTTGAAGACTGTATTATCTTTGGCCTGTCAGCTATCACTGGGCGTGCTATACTCTTTCACTGTATTATGGAGAGTGGTGCAGTATTTTATCGCCTCCCTATTAGCGCGTTTATTCAACGGGGTTTTAAGGCAACGGAAGTTCCACGAAGACGACTTGATGAGCTTCAGCTTTGGAATTCTTTCAGTTACTACCCTGCTGTTACTTCTTGGGATATTTTAGACGGTCAATCCGGTAAATACATTGGTAAAGATAAAAAATGGCACAGTGGTGCTTACTTATTTACTGTTGATTTTGCCCATCCAGAGAGTAATATATTAGATACCGAACATTCGGAAATTCCGCACGAACATAAGTGCGCTCACATACTTGCTTTAGATGATGGTAATTATGCAGCACAACCTAACAATAGACTAATTTGGGACATACCATCTTTTACAGTTAAAGATGAGATTCCAGATTGGAAAGTACAAACGAACGAGTGGAATGTAGAAGATAGTAGGAAGTGGAGAACAGAAGACACGGACAACTTCTTTTACGAAATTGAGGAGAAAAAAAATGATTGAAAAATGTAAAAACATTTGTTGCAAAGCATGGGAAAAAGTAAAAACCCTATGGGACAAATGGGTTAATTGGATTTTTAAAGGCTTTTATAAGTAATGAAAAAGAAGCCTAAAAGTAAACTAGAATGGTTCAAAAAGAATATTGTAATCGTTCCGGTAGTGGGAGCAATCCTAGCCGGAACGTTTACGTCTGTTAGATATGTGTTGAATCTTACAGATACTATTTCAGCTAACCAAGAAACAATTATAAAATTAGAAGAAAAAGTTTTAACAGCAAGAGCAGATATTAACGACCTTAAACAAAGACTGTCCGCAGCAGAAGCAACATGGTCTATGGCAGAAAATTTATATAGACAACTAGCAGACACAGTGAGGGATCATACCTATGACCTTAAAGACCTTACGAGATAACTTACTCTGGATCGCATTCTTTCTTTGCGTTGCAACTTACGTGCAAGCAAGAAATGAATATCTAAATGACTACGGAACTTGTGAAAGAGGTAGTTGGGAAACTTATACAGAACTTCGACAACACGAATATAAAACAGGTACAAGTAATGAATATCAAGATCAAACATTAGGTTTTAGATTTCGTATGCCTTTAGGTGCTGTGTGTAGTGATGAGTATATTGCAGAAATGCAGAAGAAAAGTAAAATAAAAACCCAACTTGAACTTATAAAAGAGTGCAAAAGAATACCTAATATTAGTCCTCCACCTTTAGAATTTGCAGAGTTATTTAATATGTGTAATAAATTAGGTGTGGCAGGAGTAGTACAAGATAAGAGACCAGACGGAAGTCATTGGGAAAATTTAAAGATACAATATCTAAAAGATAATCCTGATATTGTAATCATGGAACAGGCGATGCCAAAATGAAGGTAAGTGAAAATACAAAAGTAAGTACAGATCTTAAAACGATTCTATCAATCGTAGCTGCTGTAGCTATTGGTGTGTTCGCATACACAGAACTGACAGCCAGGTTAGTATCATTAGAGACATCAAGAGAATTATTCCAGGCAGACTTACTCAAGAAGAGTGAACAAAAGCCCACGGACCAGGAACAATTTATGTTGTTGGAATCAGTGTTTGAAGATGTGGAAAAATTAATTAAGAATCAAGAACAGAATATGACTAACAAAGTTAATATAGAATTTTTAAAACAACAGTTAGAAAAAACATTGGCTGATGTAGAAAATTTAAAA